CCAGCCTCGATGCCCCAGCCAGCCTTGATGCCATCGCCAGCCTTGATGCCATAGCCAGCCTCGATGCCCCAGCCAGCCTTGATGCCATCGCCAGCCTTGATGCCATAGCCAGCCTTGATGCCATAGCCAGCCTTGATGCCATCGCCAGCCTCGATGCCATCGCCAGCCTCGATGCCATCGCCAGCCTTGATGCCATAGCCAGCCTCGATGCCCCAGCCAGCCTTGATGCAGCCTTTGGCTTCCAGCTGTCCGGCAAAGATGATGCCTTTCTCGACGATCAAATCCCCGTCGATTTTGCGGACTTCATCCGTTTTCCCGAACGCGCCCAGCAGCCACGAGCCGTAGCTAAAATTCTTTTCCGCACAGCAATCCAAAAGTTCCTGATACTCCACGCCGTCCGGATACTTGTCCACCGGATATTCCTTCAAAAAGTCACGATAGCCAGCGGCACACGCTCCTTTCTCCTTCAAAAGTTCCTTTGTGATCTTCATTATTCTTTCATCCCCTCCATTTCCGCCAGCGCCTTTTCAGCTTCTTCGCGCGTCAGGAATACGGTTTTGCCAAATCCATTTAGCGCTACGCCATACTTCCGCCCTCTGGCGCCTATTGGCTCAAGGACAACAAATCCGATCTCATTACCGAGGCCGATCTGCTTGCACTCGCACTCGCTTATATGCTTATCCGTGTCCAGCAGGGCAAACACCCGCTGACCTACCTTGCACGGCAGGACAATCACTCGCCCCTCTTTGTCAGCCACAGCCAGCTCCCGCAGGCGCATCAGCGTCATTCCGTCGCCCAGTCTCAAAATTGCGTGCAGATTTGCCGCATCCTCCGGGGATAGCTTGCTGTCCTCATAGGCTTTCAGCCGTTCCCATACCTGTTTCTGGCTGCAAGCTGTATCGTCCGGGCACTTCACTTCCTTGCACCGCGCAATCTCGCAGAAGTTTCCCTCAAAGGTCAGTCGTTCCATCCTCAGTCCTCCTTATCCTGCGTCGCGCACGCGGAAGAAAACCGTGATGTTCATTTCGTAGTCGTTCTCAATGATGAGCCGAACACTGTTTTCCCTCCACTGCGAACCGTGGTCATAAGATTGCGATACCATACGAGCAACGATCTGGTTCACGATTTCCGTTGCCGTTTCCCTTGATACGCCTTGCTGAAACTTGAAAAAGGTGAACCTATAGCCGAAATCAGTTTGCAGCTTTTCGCAGTAAACATCAATTTCGTCATCAACCTTGAGCCGCAGCGTGGATGGGATGAACTTGTCGCTTGGAATATAAAATTCAATTTTCATGATTGTCCTCCTTTGGTGTCATCGGAATCACCCACGAAGGAATGAGCGCCCGATACTGCTCCACCTTCGCTTTCAGCTCGGCAATCTCCTTCTGGTCGCGCTCGATCTGGTCAATGCAATGCTTGAATAGCACACCGATGCAGGTCGATTCATCCTTTTGCAACTCTACCGGGCACGTTTTGCACGGATAATCGTTGCTGCAATACCGCAGCGCCTTGACCAGTTCTTCCGGTTTCAAATTCATATCAAATCCTCCCGAAATTCTTCTAATACTTCCTGCCCCGGCAATACGCCGTTTTCCATCCACCAGTTGAATACATCCAATCCGGTCTCGCCCCATCGCGTCCCGCCGTCCATCTTGCCACGGCGTCGGCGTTCCTCCAGCATCCGATCAAATGCCCGGATATACGCCAGCTTGATCTTTAGGTATCTCTCAAATTCCATCTTCCGGTGCTTTCCAGCCATCGGGCAGCCGATACACCCCACGCGGCAAAAGCCGCAGCGATAAAGCGGATTCATGTGGATATGCTCCGCCGTGACGTAGTCCCACACATCAGCCGCCGACCATCCGATGATGGGGTTCACCGTTCGCCGTCCCTTAAGCTGGCACGTTTCAAACTGCATCCGGGCCTCGTCGTTGTCGTCCATCAGGATCAGACGCTTGTTTTTGTCACTGGGGGATACCTCGATCAAACCACGATTGTTTTTACGCTTTACTGATTCGGCCCACCTTACGCCTGTTGCAATAAATCGCCCTTTTCCGCCGCCCTCTTTGAGGACCGCGCAGCAGTATCGCATGAGCCTTGTCGGCGGAACCATTTTCTTCGGGATCAGATTCCACATCGTCAGGCGGCTCCCGTCCGGCTGGACGTGCGCGTCGATAACGCACTTTACGCCCTTTTCTTCCATTCGTCGGAATGTGTCCCGCACATGGCGAACGGTTTCCGGTGCGTCCGCCGTGGTCAAGGAATGCAAAACCTCGAACGGAATACCGCTGTTTTCCGCCAGCCGGAGCAGCACGTCGCTGTCTTTTCCGCCGGAATATGTAATTATCAGCGGCTGCTTGTAGAGCTTCAAGCTCTGCGCCGACGCAAACCGCAGCGCCTCAAACGCGCTCTGTTCCAAGTCCGTCACAACAACCCCGCTTTCCGTAATCTCTCCACGCTCTTACACCGCTTCTTCGCGTCCGCAGTGTAGGCGTCGCGGCTCCGTTCGACTTCTCTCGCCCGATATTCCGCCTGTTTCGCTTCCTCATATTCCAGATACAGCTCGCACTTGGCGTGGCATCCCACTGCCCGAGTCGGACAGTCCCTCTCACACGGCGGCTTCATCCGAGATCACCACCCTCATGTAATTTTCATCGTGGAAAAAGCTATGTTTCTCTCTGTAATGTCGCCGATCGTCGTTCCGGAGCAGCCAGCCTTTGATCGCATCCACGGTCATCTTCTCAATCGCCGCGTGGTTGTCGATATCCATCCGCGTGTTGTGCCAAAAGGAGATGGACACCGGCTTTTCAAACAGCCGCACTGGAATCCCTTGCTGTCTCAGGCACAGCCGCACAAGCGCCTCAAGGTCTCTGGCGTCCGCTGCCCGGACGTGGTGGTTCTTCCCCGACCAGTATGCATTAAGGCCGTAACGCTTCGTCCACGCGCTCTTGCGGGCCGGATATGGCACACGAAATTCAATTGTCATGGCGTTCCCTCGGCAGTTTCATTTGTTTCTTCCTCCGTAAATGCCCTTGCCAGATCGTCAATGTACTGGTGCATGATCCTATCGTTCACATTGTCATCATCTTGGCACCAAAATGAGAATTTTAAGTGCAGCAATTCATGGATCAGAGTTTTTTCGAAGCTAAACGGCACGATGCGATCACCGTAAAAAGCAGGATCAAGAATCTCAATTCTTGCAGTTTTTGCAGATTCCGTCCATTCTGTGCAACCCTGCACGTTTGGCAGCGTCATGTCTTCTGGCCGAAGATGGGTCACCAGCTTTATTCGCCAATCTTGCAAGCATAATTTCCTCTGCCACTTCCTAAGCATTAACGCCTCGTCGACAGTAGGGTTCATCGCACAACCTCCTGTTCAAATCTATGTCTCCACATATCCGCCATCGCAAGCGCAGCCTCGCGTTCCTTCCTGACCTCATCCAGCACATGGTTTAGCCGGAGGATTTCGCGGGTCTGTTCGTCGGCATGGATTTGAAGCTCATAGAGCTTCGAGGGATTTTCACAGTGCTTACAGGCGATTGCCCTCGCCAGTTTTTCGAGAAGCATTTTCCGCTCCTTTCCCGCTGCATCTTCGCAGCGTTCCGCGCGGCTAAATAGCCGCAGTTCGTCGTTCTCATGGGTCGTCCTCCATCATCCGTGCAATGGCCTGACGCTCCAAGTCGGTGAGCTTATCGCCGTGCCTTTGAACGCCATACCCCGGTTTTGAGTGATATTTGCTCTCCGGCGCTGCAAGCTCGTCTTCCCAACGCCCCTGATTCAGCCAAGTGGCCGGATTCGGGATAAAGCGCCCATTCTCCGTCGTCCATTGTTCGCTGCTCTTTTGCTGCTCTATGGCCGACAGGAGCGTTTCGATCGGCACTTTGACCTTTGCAAACGCCTTTCTTGCATCCCCTTTTCCAACTTTCCGAGGGTATGCTTTCCAGAATACGTTAAACTTATCGTCCTTACGTTCCTTCTCAGAAATAGAAACACTTTCTTTCCTATTTCCATTTCCATTTCCTAAAGGTAATACCGTGGTATTACCGTCAGTGTTACCATCCGGTATACCAGAAGGAGCGTTTTCTTTATTCCACCGTTTGGCAATGTTCTCTCGCTGACGCTGACAATGCGCGTCCCGTTTTTCGATCTCCTGCTCCATACGGTGGTTGTAGTATTTTCCTTCCTCGTCCTGCCGGAACTTGCTCATAACCTCGTCAGACGGCTTCTTGACCGCCCGTGTGATCTCCTGCATCGTCATGTGCCCCCGTTCTCTTTGGAGGCACAGGAGCGTGATATACTGCCCACGCTCCCGCATATCCATCAGGGCACAGCCGGAGAGGAAATCCGACGTGTAGAACAGGACAGCAGGGTCTTTGTTCTTTGCCATGCCTCATCCCCCTAGAACGGAAGATCCGGGTCATCTCCTGTGATCTCGCTGAATCCGCCCTGCGGTTCGGATGTCTCCGCCCTGTCTTTCTTGCTCTCGCCAAAGTAGACATGATCGGCAAGGATCTCCGCTGAACGGCGCTTGTTGCCCTCCTTGTCCTCCCAGTTGCGGATTTGAAGTCTACCGGTCACAATGGCCGCGCTGCCCTTGAAGAAGTATGTAGCCACGGTGTCCGCGAACTTCCCGAAGATGACGCAGTCGATAAAGTCCGTTTCCTTCTCGCCGCCCTGCGGCTTGTAGTCCCTGTCGCAGGCCAGCGTGAAGCTCGTCACCGTGGTTCCGCTCTGCGTGACACGTTTCTCCGGATCTCTTGTCATCCGTCCGAAGATCGCAATTTGATTCAATGCCATTTCAAAATTCCTTTCTGTATATCAGATTCTTTTCGTCCCATCCGGGATATTTGCTTCTCAGATAATTCGCCAGCACTTCTTTGAGCGCCGCACGGTCGGCTGATTGGTCAAACCGTCTGTGGCACGGGTCGCAGAGCGTCACGATGTTCTCAGGCCGTCCAAGCCCGCCCTGTGCCCGTGAAATGTAATGGCACCACGGATTGCCCGGTCTCCCGCAGAGGACGCAGCGCCCGCCATCGCGCTCCCAGACGGCCTGTTTGACCGCCGCCGGGATGCTAGTGGCCCTCGTCTGCCTGTGCAGCTCTCTCACCCCATTCCAGATTCATCCGCGCCAGCTCGGATGGCGTCAGTGTTTCAATCCCAACCTGTTTACAGTCCGCAATGATGAGGTCAAGCATGATTCCCATCTGGTGCTGGTCAAAGGTCGAACTTCCGTAGTAGAGGACGACATTGGTGCATCCGGGCAGCTTCGAGGCCGTGACGTCGCTGCACCACCCGAGGCCATTGTGCTCCCATCCGGAGCGCAGCTTCTTCACTGATCCGTTCGGCACACAGACTGTTTCACTGTTGTTCGGAATGTCCGGGATGTAATGCCGGTACAGGTCACGGACGCCCATGTTGAGCTTGCCCGCCAGCTTATTCATCAAAACCCAAGCGTAGGCATTGGCGTCCAAACTCCGCTTCTTCCGAAACTCCTTGATCTCCGCGACGTACTTTTTGCCGGGGTTCATGGTTTCGAGGAACATTTGTGCCTTGCGCGGCACATCCGCTTTGATACGGAGCCATGTGCCAGATGCATCCATCATCCAATCAGCCTGCTCGAATGTAAGCTCCGTCAACGGGCATCACTCCTTTCCGCAAGCATCGCGCCAGATACCGCAGGCGCGGCAGATATTCGTATTCAATCCATTCGGGGGCGTATTTGACCGGGTGATAGCTCAACCTGTCCGGGTCAATTTCCCGGAACCAGTTTTCGTAATCCTCCGGCTCCAAGCGGTATGCCACGATGCGAAGCCGCTTTCCGGTGGTGTACATTTCGACCTGTGCCTGCATCCAGTACGCGCGGGAGACCTTGAACGCGGCGCTTTTGTGGGTCTTGATCTCGGAGATTTCCTCCGCGTCCTCGCCGTCGAGGTTCACCCGGAGCCGGAGACCGTACTTCCGAATCTGCCTGTCCATCCGCTTAATGCCGATGAATTGCAGGATGCGGTGTTCGTATGCCGTGCCCGTCTCCATTTCCAGATTTGTGAAGTGGTCGCGGTTCATGCCGAGCTTTTGCAGCCAGAACCGGCGAAAGGTCTTCGTGCCCCAGCTCCCCATGATCGTTGCCGTGTCTGACGCGCCAAACCACCCGCTGCGATCATAGTCGTGAATCATAGCTTTTTGAGCATCTGTTCGAAGGTGTTGACCTGATCGAACATTTTGAGAACGGAATCAAACTGCTTCTTATTCAGCCCAAGTCCCTTACAAATGCCCTCCACGGTGTACCCGTCCTGCATCTTCTGGGTCAAAAGCTGCTCCACGCGCTGCTTGATGGCGAAGATGTTGTGGGTGCTCAGGTCATCCACGCCGCTGTCCGTGTCCTTCTCCGCCGTCCAGAGCTTAAACCCAAGACCGGTGTAAATCGCCACACCCTTGACAAAGGCGCGGGCATGGGCGTTGGAAATGCGGAGCTGGTTCAGCGTGTCCGCATAGACCACCAGCGCACCGTTGAGCAGCGGATAGTCCATCGTGTACGTCTTATCGTCGATGTGAATATCGACGGACACGAAATAGCACCCAGTGCTCCGCTTGTTTTTGTCCGCCGTCGCATAGTGGCAGAACACATAGCTCCCGGCCGCATTGGTGCGCGGCGTGAAGTAGACGCTCTCCGCACCGTTCTCATGCAGCAGCATCTTGCAGTTGCCCCAAGAGAGATAGGGCACTTCGATCTGTTTGCCGTTTTCGTCCTTTGCCTTCCGCTTGTCGCAGTACGGCATCACGTCGAGCTGCACCAGCTCGTTAAATGATTTCAGCATATTGTCCTCCTTATTCGATCACGCGCTTCTCATAGCCAAGCTGCTCCAAAATGTACCGCGTCCCCAGCTGCTGCACCAAAAGGGACATGATCGGGTTGCTCGAGTCGAAGTTGTCCGCGCCGGGGTCGCACATCATGCCCTCGTCGCCGCAGTATACGGTGTCCCCCTTGTAGACCTCGTCGCCGAAGATGTCATAGCAGTGCGGCGACACGTTTTGCGGGTCTTTGGAATAATCAATTTCCGGTAACACGTTTGTCCTCCAATCTGTATTTCGCGTATTTGATCGGCTTTCCGTGCTTATTGACCGTGTCGATCATTTCAGTTTCGATTGGGATGCCGCGGCAACGCAGATCATGAATTCTGGCTGATAGTCTTGTGCAGTCGCACTCATAGATAGATTCAAACAATGTGATCGAACCGAACTCCTTCAGGTGCCGCAAGATTTTTGCACACTGAGAAAGTGTCGTGCTCACTTGACATCCCTCCATCCAGCTGTTAAAATGTGACCAAAGACATATTCCCGATGGCTGATCGGTTTGTCTTCCTCTGGCTGCTCGCGTCTGACCACGCGGGCAGCCTTTTTCTTTGCCCCTGAACGGCGGATGTTGTCCCAGCTGCACAGCCATTCCCGCTGCCAGCTGGACTTACAAATGCGCTCCTGGCAGATCTCTTCGCGTGAGCATCCCTCGCATAGCTTCACAAACATTTGTCATCCTCCGCGTCCCAGTAGTTCCGCTGCCTCTCTGCGGCGACCTCCAGCGCTTTCCACGCCGCCTTGAGCCGGGAGACGAGATAACAGATCCAGCCCATCATGCCGCCCCGTACCATACGAGCATAGCAGAGATCGTCGCCATCACTGCCGCGTCCAGCGGCAATCCCCAAACGCGCAAGTAGAATAATGCGGTCATCAAAAACAGTCCTCCGAACCACAGCGCCGCCCGCTTGAGCATCCGCCGTAAAGCGGCGTACCATTCTCTCTTTGAGATCATCTTCCTTCCTCCTTTACCACGGGTAGCTGATCGCCGCCCGCATTTCCTCGACCGGAATACTCAGTTTCCGCATCAGGCGCAGCGTTTGCGGAAAATAGCTCGTCGGACTTTTGAGCAGGTCATAGAGCGTCGATCTCGCCATCCCCGCATACTCCGCCGCCTTTTCGATGCTGATCTCCTGTGCAGCCATCTCACCCCGGATCATCACCGTCAAGCGGTAATCCGTGTCCCGCTTGACTGCCAGCTTCGGCATTTCTCATTCCTCCTTCATCAGTTCATCAACGGTCACGCCGTAGAGCTTGGCGAGCTTTTTATGAAACACCCAATATGGCTTCGACTTTCCTGTGTCCCACATGCTGACTGTGCTCTGGTCTACGCCAAGTTTTTTTGCAACCTCGGCTTGTGTAAGACCAGCCGCAAGCCGCAGTTCCTTGAATTTCAAGCATTTTCACCCTCTTCTTATTTCCTCATAATTATGAGGTTTCATATTGACAGCCTCAAAGAGCAGTGATACAATGAATTTGTCAGGAATCATTAAAAATCGCCGCTCTTTGAGGGGCTGCCTTGTTGTACCCTCTGATTGGTACATCCATATGATACCTCATAAATTCTAATAATGCAATATAAAAATTAGAGTTTTCTAGTTTTTGTAGAATTGCACAATTCCTGTGGTGATGGTATGGACATTATGCTAAAACGGATGCTTTCTCTCATCCCTAAAAAAGAGAATGGAAAATATGTTCACGGAGCGAAAAAGGAATTTTGTGAAGCCATTGGTGCACCGACGAACATTGTTTCTGAGTGGGAAGGTGGGAAGACAAAGTCATATCGGAATTACCTGTATGTCGTTTCAGCTAAATACAACGTTTCCGTTGAATGGCTTAAAGGCGAAACGGACGAAAAGGGTATAAAAAAAGGCCCCATCCCGGAGGATGAGGCCGATAATATGATGAACCCAGACTATTTGAAGTTGAATGCAGCGAATCGCGCTGCTATTGATGCTGCGATTGCTGCCTTTCTAGCATCTCAGAAATCAGAAGATTGATTTTCTCTTTGTTCTCTGCGCTCAACTGCGCATAGGCATTATTCGACTTCTCGTATTGTTCTTTAATCTTTTCCATGCGCGTTTTCCTTTCTGTTATCTGAGGCAGTATTTGTATTTTAGAACTTTCGTTCTATTTAGTCAACTTGCATTTTGCACAAGATTGGTGTCCCAAATTCTATGCGCATAATCTTGAAATGTCCGTACTATCGGACATGGATTATGATAGATAAAGAGAAATTAGAGGGAAATTAGAGGGAGTATGATATGAGTAGGTCGGTGTATTACGTGACCTGTCCGATGTGCGGAGAGGTATTCAACGAGCGGTTGCGAAAATGTCCAAACTGCCGCGCGAAGAACCGGAAAGACGTGTGCCGCACTTGCGGAAAAGAAATCAGCAAGCAGGCTAGGAAATGCCCTTCCTGCGGTGCGCGTCACATACAAAAGATTTCAGATGGTGGCATCATTGCTATCCTTGTAACGCTGCTTCTTGTGACGATCATTCAAGAGCGTATCATGGATATGCCAAATAGCGAGGCCGCAGTAGAAGACGCATCGAGTTTCGGAAGTTCCGCGGTTTCGGATGCACCGCCTGAGGCACAAGCGGAAACGGACGATAAAAATGAAGTGGTTTCAAGAGAAAACTATATCGCGAAATGTGATGCCGTTTTGTATAACGACGTAGCGCGGAACCCGGATAGCTATGACGGTGAAAAGGTAATGTTTTCAGGCACCGTTATTCAGGTTTCAGAGGATGCGCTTGACTTATTCAGCACCAATTCAGTTGACTTCCGCGTTGAAACCTCTGATGGCATCTGGTATGTATCTTACAATCGGCCAGAAGGGGAGAGCCGCATCCTTGAGGGCGACTATATCACCTGCTATGGGGAGTGTGACGGCGTTACAACATATATCTCTGTGCTTGGCGGAAATGTCACCGTCCCGAAGCTCATTATGAAGTACCACGATTAACGTCTCAGGTGGGAATAACGCCTTGACAGGTCAAGGCGTCAACCATAGGACTATGGTTGAGATCACCCCGCCGTCGAATCTCCCCGGCGGCGGGGCTTCGGCTTACCGCAAGCGAGTGGGAGCTTGCTTGCACATTCAGCGTACTCTTCAGGAGGCGATTTGTCGAGAAAGTATTCTTTGTTTTAAGAGGAAGAATCATGTACTTTTTGGAAAGGAATCTGGTTTATGTCACAAGAATTATACGAAAAATGTCGAGAAATCAAAGAAACATCGAATCCAAGAATTACAAATCAAGACCTTGCCGACGCAACCGGAAAATCAGAGCGAACCGTTGCGCAATTCCTCCGTGGAGAGATTCCGAACGCCTCCTGTGAAACTGTCGCCTTGATCTGCAAAGAGTTTGGCGTATCGGTGGATGAGCATTACGGAATCACAATGCCGGAGCCAAGCCCGGACGAACAACTCACAAGGGAAAACCGAATGCTGGAATCCGAGAACCATGCATTGAAAGTTCAGAATGTCGAACTCATCGGCGAAGTTGAAAACTTGAAGTTGGAAGTCTCCCACCAAAAAGAAAAGGCAGACTTTCTCCGTGCGCAGCTCAAAACGCGCCGCCCTGTGATCTATACTCTGATGTGCTCCTGTGCCGTCATGGCCTTTACCTTGCTGATCTACCTCGTTCTGGACTTCCGCGTCTCAGACGTCGGGTTTATCATAAATGGGTCCCTGCAGCCTGCGGCATGGATCGTGCTCTGCATGATCGTTGCCGCAGTTGCCATCATCGCATGGTCGATCATCCACAACACGAAACAGCAGAAGAAGGGAAAAGAATGAAAAAAATAAACGTACCGGATGCGGAGAAGCTGCCCTCTGGTTCTTGGCGCTGCCGCGTTATGATCGACGGAAAACGCTGCTCGTTCACAGCCACAACAAAATCCGAAGCAGAAAAGCTTGCAAAAGATTGCAAGCTCGGATATACCATGCCAAAGAAAGAAAGCGAGAAGAACACCGTCTCCGCCGCGATTGACAATTACCTTTCCGCAAACGAAAAATCGATATCGCCATCTACGAGGCGCGGATATTTAACGATCAAGCAAAACCGGTTCCCCGAACTAATGAATCTGCACATCGACGAGCTAACAGACGCAATCTGTCAGAAAGCAGTCAATTCAGAATCTGTAAGTCCAAAAACAATTAAGAATTCATGGGCGCTTGTATCCTCCGCAATCAAATATGCAACAGGGAAAACATATGTCGTGTATCTTCCAAAGCCTGTTCAAAACGAACACCCGTTCTTGCAGCCAGAGCAGATCCACATATTCATTAACGCTATTGAGGGACAGCCTTGTGAAATTCCCGCGCTGCTCGGTCTGCACTCGCTCCGTCGTTCTGAAATTATGGGTCTGAAGTGGGAAAATGTCGACCTGAAAAATGGACTAATCCACATTCGCGGTTCCAGTGTATACGATTCAGAAAACAAGCTTGTCAATAAGCCAGACAACAAGAACGCTTCTTCCCGCCGAACGGTTCCAATCATGATCCCACGCCTAAAATCTCTATTGACCGCTGCGACAAGGACAGGGGAATTTGTGGTCACTTGCAACCCAAACACAATCTGGTCACAAGTAAACCGCATCTGCGCAGAGAACAGCTTACCGCTTATCGGAACGCACGGTCTCCGCCATTCATTCTGCTCCCTTGCTTACCATCTCGGCGTATCTGAGAAGGTTGCTATGCAAATTGGCGGATGGGCAGATTACCAGACCATGAGAAAGATCTATACCCATGTTGCAGAATCCGACGTATCAAAGTCCGTCTCTGCCATCACTTCGTTTTTTGACAAGGACATATAAGTCCGTGGCAAATATCGTGGCCAATTTCGTGGCCAAATTCGCGTCCAGATTTGCGATATTCCAGTATGAAAACGAGGACAAACGTATGGAATTACAGACTGTAAAAATGGCGAAACCCGTTGAGAATAAAAGAAAAACCAGCAATCTCAACTGATTGCTGGTTTCTCGTAATTGGTGCGCGAGGCGGGACTTGAACCCGTTTATATTTGCCTAAAACACTAGTATTTTCAACGCTTTTTATTTTTCGTGTCCAATTTCGTGGCAAAATCTTAATTCTTTCTCGCTACAACCCCATGATAATACCCGGCCATCTTCGCCTCCGGGCCTCCGGCGTCCTTATCCATGAGGAACGCTTTTGCAAGGTCGGCGTAGAACTCCGGCCTATCAAGGCCGTATTTCGACGCCACGGAATAATAGTCCGAATACATCATGTTCATTGCCGCCCACCAGACGCAGGACTTCGCATGAACACCTGTGATGTTGGCCACAGCATCTGTCTGCTCCATCGTCCAGTGTGCGCCGGTCGTACCGTCCTCGTTCTCCATGTGCGATACCCACTTTTCAGCATCCTCGCGGGTGAATTCCATCATTTTCGTGGACTCACGAAAATGGTCATCGTCCAGTTTGTGCAGCGCACAGATGGCGTCCGCGTACACCATGACTTCTTCCGCGCGCCCAAGCGTCACCGGGCGCTCCATGATCTCATGCAGCTGCCGTTTCAGTTCTTCGATATAATGCTCTTTTCCCATGTCAAGCCTCCTGAATGTATTTGTAAAGCCGGTCGACGTCGTTCACATCGAACCGCAGCTCCCCAATGACCGGAATGGTCAGTGGGATCTTCTTTCCGTCCACCTGCGTTCTCGCGGCGTTGTAGAGCCGGTCAAGGTCAATGTTGCCCTCTGCGTCCATAATGCCCATCATCTGCACTGCCGGGTGGTCCTTCAGCGCGAGGATGCGGCTCTTGCCGCCGTCCATGATGAGCGCCAGCGCAATCCCGGCTCCAATGCCCTTGCCGGTCGGCAGGTGCGGGATGATCTCACTGTCGGCATACTGCGCCACGCCGCGCATGGCCTGATCTATCGTCACCATAAGGTTACCTCCATTTTAAGGCGGGGCGGCTATTGCCGCCCCTTGCGTTTACTTGTTGCAGCAGCCGCACTTCGGGAGTGGATTGTAGAGCGTCTGCGCCGTGGTTGCGGTGCCGGTGGTGACGTCGGCGACCTGCTTGGGATAAAAGGTCGCGTTCGCGTAGGTGACAATCGAGTTGTCGCCGCAGCAGCGCCGCTCGGCCTCCATCTCGATTTCGCGGTGCAGCTCGGACTTGACCGATGCAATGTCCTGACGGGCAAGGACGAAGCTGTCCTCGGTGCGCTGGTTGTGGACTGCCTGATCGCAGATCGACTTACGGATGTCCTTGAGCTGTCCGTCGATATAGGCGTACATCTCCAACGACTTCTGATCGTTGTAGGTGTTGGCCTTGAGCATCGCGATCTCGCTGTCCTTCTGCGCGAGCTGCTGCTCACGATCAAGCTCATAGCGCGTGACCGGCATATTCTCGCTGCACCCCGCAGCCGGATTTACACCCCAGCCGTTCCAGCCTCCGCCGAGCAGGTTGCCCAGCAGTCCGAGGCCGACGCCCGCCGTGCCGATGATACCAGTGGTCAGGGCCGCATTGGCCTTGCCGTTGCTTGCGTATTCCATAAAATTCCCTCCGAAAAATGTAGTGAACCGGCCAGTTCCTACGTTCAGTATGAGGGATTTCAAATTTCTAAGGGACGCACGAAGGTAGCATGAGTGACGCATTTCGGTAGCATTTCTGACGCAAATAGAAAAAGCCCATGCAGCGGTGAACTGCATGGGCTAAAAATAGATAGAAAAACAGGGCCGGTGCAGGCACCAGCCCCTATAAAGGGCGTTTTCATCCTTTTGTGCTAGTTATTATATGAAAATAATCCAGCTCAGTCAAGCTATTTCATAAAAAATTTTCGATCAGCTTATTGACAATATTAGTTTTTCACTGTATTATGGTTTCAGAAAGTAATATATTTATTCTTTCTACATATACTGTGTTAATAACGTCCTGCCTTTCCCGAAGCCTTGCGTTTATACGTGGGGTATTGATGTAGAGAAGGTGGGACGTTTCTTTTATCTGGGTATAAACTTCCAATGTTTATATGGCAACTCCCATTTTGGATTTTCATAACCTCGATCCCCCGTGGACACACCAATGTTAAAGCCCGGAAGCAGTTCGCAAATTCTCGCGTTGATGTGCTTGTATAGTTTTTCTTTGGCGATCGTGCGTTTTCCTCTTGTCCGGCTATTCTCCGGCTTTTCCAAATGCAATCCGTTAAGGCGAAAATACATAGCACCCAACACAATATCTGTGCATTGCAGCAAAATATGTTTATGCGAACAGACGTCTACCACATCCCCATCCCGGATATGTATTCTCCCACGCACATCTTCAAAATCGTGGATGTTCGGAAGATTTCGAACAAATGCTTTGAACTCGTCACATTTTTCTTTTGTATCTGGTAGCTGGTCTAAATAAACACGAATATACACATCCCCGAGTTCTTCTGGAATATTCTTCAGGCCAAACGCATTTTTCAAAAACTGATAATATAATTTGAAGTATTTGTCGTCGTTGCTATGTCGATCATGATAGTTCGATGGCTTGTCCTCATTGTTTCGGAACATGATCCTGACTTTGACTTTTCCATCACGGATGAAATCAAAAAACAAATCGACCATAGCAATATATTTTTCGAGATACTGCGCCGTCACCTTTGTCCACTTGATCTCTCCGTGCAGATTCAATTCATCCTTCTTCGCGTTTAATGCGCTTTCAACGTTTTTCAAATCAGCACTGTTTATGATGCAGCCTCCAAAGAAATCACTATACTTCGGCCCTTCGCTGCTGGACTCGTCGCAATATAAAATATACTCCATCTTTATCTCCAACCAAAATAGTCACTGGAAATTATAATACATAGTTTACAACAAAGCGTCGAAATATGCAATATGTAGCGAAATATAAACCACCCCCGACAGGATCACTCCTGCCGGGGGGTTTTGTACCGTCACAATCTCTTGTATTACTCACTTATCATTTGCAGCTTCGCTGCCGTGTGCCGCGCTCGTGCGTAGATTTGCGGCAGTCTGCGGGTGATCGTACTGCGCGCCATGTCCAGCTCCACCGCGACGTCGATCTGCGGTGTCTTGTCCATGACATAGCGCCGGACGATCTCCGCGTCCTGCTCACTGTAACCTGCCTGCTCAATAATTTGCTCCCACTCGCCTTGCAGCAGGCCGGTCAAGTCTTCCGGAATCCGCACCCTCGCGCTGATCGTCACCACCTCCAATCCGGGTGGCGCGGCACACGGGGCGCTACTGCTTATGATTCAGAATGGGAATGTTCCCTTTATTACTAACTTCGAGATCCAGCGCCTTTGCAATATCTCTGATCTTGATGTAATTCGTGCCGTCCTTCAAAATGCGTTCGACCTCGATCTCCTTGCCGTCTATGATCATCTTCGATTTCGTGATCACCTCATCCACCTCCTCCAAGAGCTTCTTAAAGTCCGCCCATTTCTTTTCGTCAATCAGCGGCAGCGGACACAGCTTCATCGAAATGTCGTAGTGCCGGATCGCGGCCTGCACGCCCGGAAGCTGCTTCAGCAGCATTTGATAAAGCCGCGCAGCGTTGCGCATCGTCGCCTCCGGGATGTAATACTTGCCAGAAGCGTCCGTGTGGCTCACCATCTCGATAGATACCGTGTTGTAGTTGCTATACACCTTGCCGAATTTGCCGCTCCTGCCGTCGCCCACGGCCCAGGCCACCACGTCCAGTGGCACACACTGATAAACGGTATTGCCCTCGTCTACCACGAAATGTGCCGAAGCAGCGCGTCCCTCGGAGCCGTTTGCAAAATACCTGGCATTGCCGAGCGCCGTCGCGTGCAGACCGGTATTGGCCGTGTAGTGGAACACGATGGCCCGGATGGCTGAGAGCGGACGTCTGCCGCCCACTCTCGTTGCCCGGATGGTATCGTTAATTTTCAGTGCCATTGTCGTCACCCTTCGCGTCCATCGCGTCCTGCGCCTTCTGGCTCTGCGTCCCGAAATAGAACGTGATGACCATCAGGAAGATCGTCAAGAAGTCTTTCCCTGTGATATCACCCCGCAGCGCCAGCACCGTGAACACCACCGTCAGCAGCAGCGTCACCAGCGACTTCACGCTCAGCAGATTCGAAAGCCGTTTCATAATTTTGTCCATGTTATGTACTCCCTTCATTATGCTTTTTCCGTCCCTTTGTTCCAAACTTTCATGGCGCCGGATTTTGTGTATTTTGCCTCATGGTTTTTCGCGGCAATGTAGCCACAATGTGCGCATTGGTACACCAAGAGATTTTTATCGTCTCCGACTTGTTTCAGCACTGGGAAATACCCACATAACGGGCAGGCGTTCAGTTCTCTCATATCGTTTTGTTCCTTTCAGTCCTTCAACACAATTTCCATGATCTGAGCCACGGAGTCCGGGCCGTATTTCTCGGCCCATTCGTCCATGAATTTCTGCGCGTACTTCGCGCGGTTTTCATTTTTCGTTTTCCACTGGTAGACGCCGAGCGCCGTCGCCAGCAAGCCGATCCACGCAATCGTGACCTCCACCACCGGAAGGCCGCAGGCGCACAGCACGATCAGCACGACCGCAACCGTGATAATGAGCGCCAGCGCCGTCTTTGTGTAATTAACTTTCATGCCGCCCGGCCTCGCACTGCTCTTCGAGCTTATGGAGCGCCTTTTTGACATCCCCATTGCCGCCGCGATTGACGTACTTCTTCCCGGCAATCAGCCTCTCCGACATGGGCATCTCGTCCGACATGATCGTGAGGCGCAGGATGCTTAAATACTGCTCATCCTGCAATCTCGTGATCTTGTCGATCTTCTCGTCGATGGCCTTCAGGTGGGCACTCTGCGCGTCGCCCTTGCCTTTCTTCTTCTGGATCGCGCTGACGATTGCCTGAACGACGGTCGTCAGCGCAGACGAGCCGAGGATCGCTACAATGATCGTGGTTGCATCCATTTCTCTTTCTCCTTTATACTTCGGTAAAATACAGCCCCACCAGCTCATGAGGCAGGAACTGAAGCGTCACCTTGCCGCCCGGCTGCTCGCCCGTCCGTTCGCAGCGGTAGAGCTTGCCGTCCTCCGGATCGGTGTAATACAGGCCGTAGGTGTACTCCATGCCTTTTGCGGCGGGGATGGGGTCGTCCTGTGTGCCCGCGTGGGTCTCGTCGATGACGGTAAACAGCGCCGGGACTTTGTCCGGCTCCCAGCCCTCCTGTGTCGTGTGGGCCTGTGTCACGCGATAGAGCCTGTCTGCATAGACCAGCCGGTCGTTGACCTCCACGGACATTCCTGCCGTCCAGCGGTCATACAGCTCCTTTGCCTTCACGGCGTCCGCATCCGTCAGGCTGGCCGAAGCCTTGACGATATAGGGGCGCAATGCTCTGGCCCTTTCTGTGTAGGTCATCATTTCGCCTCCCCAAGTAAAATTTTCGCCGCTGTTTCTGCATCTGTGAGTGGCAATGCCGCACCCATTTCCTCATAGCTGCCTTCCGGCTCGGCGCCTTTCAGCAACTTGCCCGCTAGTCGGAACACCGTGTCAGAAAGTGCTTGATACGCCTTCCCATCCTCGTCGGTCATCGTCACGGCCATCTTCGCACAAAAGCCCTCGGCCTGATCTTCCTTGCACGGTACATAGCATCCGTTGCTGTGCAGCCGGATCAATACGATGCTGTCCGCATACCCGGCAAATGCGCCGTCCTTCTTTACTGCATACATGGTGCCCCTCCAAATTTCTCTTGATAGATTTTCTCCAATCGCTCTGTGCTTGCCGTCCGCAGCCGATTCTTCCAGTATCCGTTCTCCTGTCCCGGCCACAATTCGTCTACAAAGTCCTCGCCGCATCCGTGCTTTTCATACCAGTGGTAGAGCTTTTCCAGTATCTCTTGCCGGTATTTGCCCTCATCGGTCAGTGGTCGAAAATGATTCCAGCCGTTTTCGCTCATCACGCAGCAGATTGGCTTTTCTCCGATATAGAGGAACCCACCTCGTTCCTGTAAGACTGTTCCGTATGGGATATTGACCTCACCAGAGATGGATTTGCCCTTAAATCGCTTATAGGTGGTATAGTCCATATTTCCTCCTATACACAAAAGCCGGGCGCGAAGCCGAGGGAATAGTGCGCGCCGGTGGCGTAGACTGTCCCGTCGGTGTTCACAACCACGAAACGGTTGGAGTAGCTCGCACCCGGAGAACGGAGCCACCAAAAAGCGGCGGTCGTCGTTCCGTTGTGCTTGTACTTGATTTTGCTATTCCCGGCGGAATAATAGGCGTACTGCGCTTGTTTATTCTTCTCGTTGCCGTTTGCGTAGGAAATGCTCCCGAAAACCTCAAACTCCGAGAGGAGGAAAAAGTAATCCGTCGTCGCCGTGACGTAGCTCGCCGTCGAGCCGCCGCCGTTTGCCGTATTGTCCGTGTACTTTGTAACGGACTTGAGGATGGCACGGAGCGCCGCCGGAATGACTGCGATAATCGTCCCGGAATAGCTCGAGAGGCTCGTCCCGCAAATGTTTGTACGCATTTGCGAGCTTTTCCATCCGCCGGAGTTGGTGTTGCTCGCGTTCATAACGAAATAGCCCGCACCCGGGGACGACCATCCGTTATCCGGGGCATATTGATTATCGCAGAAACACACGTCCGTACCGCCGGAGAGCGCGGTCTTTGCAAACTGAAAATGGATGCGGTTTGCGCCCTCAAGGCTGGCATTGTGATTGAATCCGATGATGAACGCATACGTCGTGAAGTTAGACAGTGTCAGCGCGCCAACCGTGCCGTTTAGCGTGATTTCCTTGCAGTCGCCAATGCTCCAATAGTTCGCGCCCTGTCCAGCGTCGGAAACCGATTTGATTTTCGACCAATCGTTGTCATTCAGCACAGCCGAAGCAAAAGAGAGCGACAGCGCGTAGCTATCAGTAAATGTGACGCTTTTCGTATCGGACGTTTGTCCGCTCAGCGTGGCCTTGACGCTCCATGTACCGGCCTCCGGCACGGTCAGCGTACACGTTCCGTTGACGGCTGTGCCGCTCACGACCTTGCTTCCTTTCGTCGCGGTAACAGTTGCGCCCGAGGTCACAGACACGATGATTTGTAGCTCTGTACCGGTCTGAATGGCCTGAATGGCTGTCACAAATCCATCCGGGTAGACCAGTGGGTCAGATGTGCCGCCCTTCTCCCGGATAGCTGATGCAACCTTTGTCAGGTCGGTTGTGTTTGTCAAAAGCTCCGCCATCAGAAGCTACCTCCATTCGCATTTGCGATCTTTACAGCCGCCCATGCACCGGACACAACACGCAGGAATTTTCCATTGTCCGAAGCAGTGACCGCGGGCAGCTCCTTCGCGCTCCATGCGACCTTGTTGTTCTGGACGTCAGACACCGCCTGATCGATATCTGCGCCGGTGTGCGCACTGTTGTACTGGTCTGCCATAAAATCACTCCTTCATGCAAAGAAATTCCTTGCCGTCTGCCGTCAGCATGGTCTTTGTCGTGCCGGACGGCACAAAACCATAGTTATCATTCCAGCTTCCGTCCGCGCCCTGTGCGTATAGGGAGATTCGATATTCTCCGTCACCATGCAGGAGAAAATCGTCGTAGACCTCGAAGGTTCGCTCCGTCCCCGCAGGGGTCTGGGAAAAGGACGCAATGAGCGCCCCTTTCCCGCGCCCCCAGTCCTCGCCGGTTTTCGTCGCGCGGCACTCAAAGGCCGTGTAGGCTATGTCCGACGAGAACTTGACGGTGATGGAATCGAAACCGGAGACTGCCGAAATCTTATTCCCCGTGATGGTGAACGTCAGTCCCGGCGCGGCCATTATGCCACGCTCCAAGTCCCGGCGGCGTTCTTGACAAAGACCTTGATGATCTTCGTGCCGTCGCCGGAGGATGCCGTCGCAAGGTCCGCGCCCTTGATGGTGACATCAATCGCTGTGGCCTTCTTGTAGCCACCCTTGCTGCCGGAGGTGTTTGTGGAGCCGCCAGTGGTCGGGATCTGCGTACCGGCGTCGTGGAGGCTGCTGGTGCTCGGCACGACACGCACAGTGTACTCCTCGAAGTCCACATCGGATGTGAAGGAGAATGCGCAGGTGTCGAAGCCGGAGACTTTGGAGATCCTGGTCTTGTCTGGGCCAGTGATCGTGACCACCGGAACTGCTGTGTTGACCGTGATAGAAGCTGTGACTGCAGCCGTTTCGTTGCCGACGTCATCCCGCACCTTGATATGTACGGTTTTCAGGCCATCGCCTTCCGTCAGAACGATAGACTTGCTGGCCGCGAAGGTCTCCCACGATGCGTCCTCTTCCGTTGCCGCTGCCTTGATGCCCCAGAGCTTCATTTGGTAGCCGGTCTTGGTTTCATCCGTCAGCGTGATCGTTGCGGTGACGGTGTTGCTGGTTGCATACGTCGCGCCGTTGTTGAGCTTCAGTGTCAACCCAGACGGTGCAAGCGTATCAAGAATTAGATTGAAAAAACTTGCCATAGGTTATGCCCCTTTCTTTTCACTCAGTTCGATGTATAAATATCCGCCCGGGCGGGTATAGATGGGTTCTTCGCCGATGCAGGCATTCTTGATGCCCATCTCACCGACAAACAACTCCTTGATCTGTTCTTCTCCGACTGTGATCATTCCGTCACCCCCGAATCAGATACAGTGTCTTTACGTCCTTGACGTCCAGCGCGTCATATTCCGCCCGGTCGAGGACTACAATGGTGTTGATCTGCGCGGATGAGACGTTGCCGCCGCCACTGCCGCCGGGTGTCACCCGAAAGGGCGGCAGGCTGAATTGGATGCTCGGCTTCCCGCCGATGTCAAACCGGATTGCCATCACAACACCACCTTACTGATGGAATCGCTCACGCGGATGCCCTCGATGCTGGTGCCGATGACCACCGGCTCCGCGCCGGCGAATTTGATGCGAATCTGGACGGCCTGAGAAGCGCTTTTGAACTGAAAGGTTTCCTCCTGCGTCAGCGGGAACAGGAAGTTTCCGTCTGTGTCCGTCGCGACCTCTCCGGGATACACCTTGCGCAGCTTCCCAACGATGAACTCGATCATCTCGATTTTGGATAAGTCGAGCGGCGCGCCGTCCTGCGTCCCAGTAAATACAATGGCGTACTGGTCGCCTTGCATGATTTTCAGGCTCATTATTTCTCCCTTCTCCTGTCATCCAAGACCGAGAGCGAATGTGTAATAGCCTCGCCCAAAATTTGCGCCTTTGACAGCATTTACAACGATAGATCCTTCTGTAAAAGCAACCGTAATGCTATTTTCAACTAGATACAGTGCATACCCAGTGTTTGAATTGCGCCCACCGTATACCTCATACGCTGTCGGAACAGTAACGGTTTGGCCAACTGAAACTGGTGCTTCAAGGACAAGTACAGCACAGGCCATAGCAACCGGAGTTTCGGGGCTTGCATAGCCCCCCTGTGAATCCGAAAAGTAAAAAGAAATCCCGTTAATTTTTTTCGCGGATGATGGAACAGGTACGGTAAGGCTGGCTTGTGAAAAAGAACTTGGGGACGACTCTACGATTTGCTTAGCGGAAGTGGCAGAATCACCTTCATATGTGCCGCTGACGCCAAAAATACTTACTCCGCTCTTGATATTTGAGGCAATCAGCGCGCTCGGTTTCTGCACTGTCAGGGCGGAAAAGCCGTCATATCCACTGTCCGGATTGGCCGTGTACGGAAGAGAAGGCGGAAGAATGGATTTGCTCTGAAGGTTGGCGCTTCCGCCGCCGCCCATGACTTCTACACTCATTTTCTCACCGCCTTTACAATGACTGGAATATTGACCGTCGGAACAGTCCCGAGCGCCGTCAATATATTGCTGGTTGCGCTCCCGCAGATCTTTGCCTTGGAAAACGCGTCGTACTGTGCGACCGTCGCATTCGGCGCTACGCTGACAACAATGTCGTAGCTGGCGTTCGGATAGGTCGATTCAAGGGAATAGGTCTTATTGCTCCATCCGGAAGATAAGAGCGTCACCGCCGTATAAGTGGCCTTGACGTAGTCAGGGATGCCGCCTGCGGCCTTTACTTTTCCGGACGGGTCGTATTCGGCTTCCTGCATATCGCCGGTTCCTGCGCCGCTTGCGCCGCGACAATAGCCTGCGTCAATCGTTTGCCCGTTCGAAAGGGTCAGAATCAGGTGATAGCTGGAATCGATACTCGCTCCCGTGACGGAAACGCCGTCATCGCCGTTGACCTGTCCAGCGTCGATTGTGGAACCGTCCGTTGTGGTCAGAATCAGATGGCCGGACGTGTTCACCGTCGCGCCGTTGATCTTCGCCGCCTCGATACCCGCGTTCTTTGCAAAGGTTTTGAGCATCGCACCGGTCACGAGACGAGTTGTGCCGCTCTGCGAAACCAAAAGCAGGTCGGTATCGCCAAACTCAGAGGCCGTCGAAAAGTCCGATATTTTCTTGTATGTATCAGCCATTTTTGCCCTCCGCTGCTTTCTCCACAGCTTTTTCCATCCTGTCTAGCTCATTGTTGATCGCTACAATCGCGTAGCAATCCTCTCTGCCAGAGACACGCACCCGATTCAGAGCATTGCGAATCAGGGCGATAGATTCTTTCATACTTTCCATAAGCACCTCACAAGTTCGTTTGAGCGCCATTTTTAACCACCTTTACCGTTCCATTCGTAAAGTTGATTAAAAGGCCAGTCCCCATGCCGCCGTCGCCAATCCACATTTCATGTCCGTTGCCTCGATAGAGCTTTTCCACATAAGCGGATGACGTATCGCCGAGAATCAGAGCAGGGTAGGAGCTGTTTATGCCGAGTACCGCTTTCAACCCACTTCCGGTATAGATTCTCATTCCATCGCTGGAAACCTGCGCGTAGTCATAACCTCCGGCGGTTGCTCTCAGGGTACAGCCGACGATATCCATGCCGTACAGATAGCCGGTTGTAATGTTCGAGGCGTTCAGGTTGGTAACCTGAATCTGACTCGCATCGATAGAGCCGATCTTGACATCCCCTGTGATGCTTACGCCGTTTTTTGAGAGCGTAATGGATGCACCGTTCGTACCAGCAGAATAGCTCAGTGACAGGGAGTTGAGGTTCAAATCGATTGCTGACTGAACCCGTGTGCTGTCTACCTTGCCCTGGACAGAAAGAGCAATCTGTTCCGTGGTCTTCTTGATTTCAGAAAAGGACTGTGCCGTCCGACGTTCCTCCCTCGTCCTCGTCTGATACGGATATTCATGGTTGATCTCCGTATCAATCGGCGCATCGATATCCGCGCTCATGGAAACACCCACTGTAAAGGCCGCAGAGGCCAGCACAGAGGCTTTTCCGTTCGGTTTGATGCTGTCCCCCAATTCTAACGCAGGGTTGAAGAACGCCGTCCCAGCGCTGTAAGGGAGGTATGTGACGCCGTTCAAACGATTCTTGACATAATCACATATCGTTTGAGTTGCGTAGATGCAATCCGCCTGAATCTCATACCCGGAAGAGCCTGAGGAATACTGCGTATCGGAATCCGGATAAAGCGTGACTTTCCTGATGGTGACTGCATCGCCGAGGACGTCGCAGGACATCACCGGGACATCATCTGTAGTGGACGGAGATCCAAGAGAAATCAGCCGGAGTTTATTGTTCTCCGTGATAATGAAGTTCCCACCGGACGCCGCCGCAATGCCGCAAAGCACTTCACGCATCGTGTAGACCCCGACTGGGCTATCGATGCTATACGGTGCAATTGAATTTCGACTGTCCACTGTGATTCCCAGCTGATTTGCAATGTGGGTCACAGCTGCGCTCATCGTCATGGAGCCAGCGGATGAAGGGAACTCCCTCTCCGCTGCGAGCATCCGGTCGTAGGCCGTAATAGTCATCCAGCCGGAAGCATCCGTAGAGCGCGTGTCGATGTAGAACGTCCCGAACGGGAGCCAGTCTGAATATTGGGAATAGCTCTCCGCAAGGACATAGCCGTCATCCGTCTGAATAATATTGGAGAACTCGTCCGTAATGATGATCGTTGGGTCGTAATTCGCCAGCCGGATATAGCACTTGATCTCCGCGGCTGTTGGGATCGTACCGTTTGGTTCGAAGACCATATCCAGCATCGCCGAAGTAGCCTGTCCGATGGTCAGCTTATCCATCATGGATTTGGTGATCCGCGCAGATTTGATCTCGCCGTATGTATAGGTTTTTCCGTTTATGACCGCCTTGAAGTCAACCTGATAGTCTCCCGCAAGGATGTCATTCCATTTTGCCGGAACTGTCTGCATTACATCACCTACTGTTCAATGAGATTGAATGTCGTACCAGTCCAATACGTTTCTCCGCCCATGACGATCTGCGTCGTGCTCTCCACGGACGAGCCGTAAAATTTCTTTGTCACGATCCCGTCGATGGGGTCAAGATATGTTACGGAAATAAAAGACGGCTTCAACGCAGCGTTCAGCTCCATGAGCTTTTGCGTTGTCAGCCGTTTTGTCGTGATTAAGAGCTTCGCTTTGATTGCAATTCGCGTCCGGTGCATAATGCCGTCGAGCGTTCGCCCGGTCTGGTCGCTATCTAGGTCGTTCCTAGACCATTTCAAAGCCCCTTCCGGGAGGATGTCGGTAAAGTCCTTCCCGTCAATTTTGAATACTGCTACCATGCGTCACCTCACTGTCAGCGGCGTCCCGGACGCTCTGGACGCATTGGAAAGGCTTCGCTGCGTGACCTTCGCGAACTGGACACTATCGACCATCATAACCTTGCCCTCACGAATCGCCGAGAGAATTTCCCGAAGCAATTCATTGCTGGCGCTCGTCTGCGTTTCCTCCCTGACGATCTGACGGATCAGGTTTTCCGGTGCCTCAATGTTGTTCCCACTCGTCTGGTCGCCCAGAACAGCCATAAATTCCCGGTTTGGCGGGATTACCGCGCCCTGTGCAAGAGCCGGGACGCGCAAACTCGAAGATTTCGCACTAACTCCTCCGCCGCCAAATCCAGAACCCGGTTTTGAGATTGCAGAAGTTTTCCCTCTCTTTGCGTAAAATCCGCCGCGCGTTGGGACGCTGTCTGTTGTGATGTCGCCCCAGTGAATGGCAAGGCCAAGCGTGATGCCGACGACGCCGCCAACGATTCCACCAACAACACCGCCGATCGCTGCGCCGATCAAAGCTCCGATGATGCCGAGCATTACCGTTTTCAAGATGGCTGCCGCTTTTGTCTTCGCAGAACCATCGATAGAATTGTCAAACTGAACAGCAGCGATTGAAATGCCAAGTCCAACCACGAGGCCAATCACGCCACCAACAAATCCACCGAAGATCGTACCGATAACGAATCCAAGAAGTGCAAGAACAGCTGTTGTAAACAAAATTTTGTCGTTGCTTGGATTGTCGAGCTTTCTAATCCAGTTGAGGGCCTTAATGCTGATTGCAGCTCCGACCACAAGTCCGATAACACCCCCGGCAAACCCGCCAAAGATCGATCCAATAACGGCTCCGAGGATTGCGGTCATTACAGTCAAGAATGTGTCCTGACTATTCCATCCCTCAAATTTGCCGTCTATAAAATCAAGGGAAACAAGGCCGATGCTTAATCCGAGCAAAAGGCCGAGCATCGCACCCTTCAGACCGCCGAACTTCGCACCGAGCACAGCACCCAGAATTGATGTCAGTGCAACAATGGCAAGCCGTTTATATTTCTCCGGATTGCTTGTCTTGTCCAGCAGCGTACACCCAATCAGGCCGATTGCAGCGCCAAGAAGCAGACCAATGACAGCTCCGTGCAGGCCTCCAAACATACCGCCAAGAACCGCGCCGAGAATACCAGAGAGTGCAATGATCCACGCATCTTTATTGTGCAGGATGTTTCCTCTGTCCCAATCGAATTTGAGGTTTTTGATTTTGATCTGCAAATCCGCAGCGAGGTTTTTCAGCCAGTTCGGGAGATTCTTCAGGAAAGATGTTTCATCGAAATCAAAGCTGGCATCCGTAGAGCTTCCACCGCCACCGCCGCCGGATGACGTTTCCTGAACGAGCTGATTGATCTCGTCAAATGCCGCAAGCTGCTTCTTTGCTTCGTTGGCCGCCGCGCCTACGCCGCCGAGTGCCTTTGTCTCCTTGTTGAGATTTTTCGCCGCTTCTTTGGACTGCGAAATGGTCTTTCCGAAAATCCATGAAACAAGCGTCGCCAGAGCCGTCACGACCTTTGTCACGATATTTACAAGGGCAGTAAAGGCCGGAATAATGATTTCGACGATTGGCTGCGCAAGGGTTAGAAGAGCACCTTTGAGCTGTGCGATAGATGCTGCCGCCTCGCTATTGCTCTGGATGACATTCCCGAGCCACGTTCTAAATGAGCGGAACGCAGAAGTCAGAACAGAAAAGAGAAATACCCGTCTAAATAGGTTCTTGATTCGATTCCCGATTTTCTCCACGCTTGCCCCAACTCGTTCAACAGAATCCTGCATTTTTGTGCTTTTCCCATTGGCCTTATCGATCTGCTCTGAAATCTCGCCATAATGCTCCTTTTCATCGGCAAGGCTCGCCGTGGCATTTTTGATTTTCTGATCATAGCTGTCTACACGGCTGTTTATTTTATTCCATTCAGACTGCAAGCCGCTCACAAGCGTTTTCTGGTCTGCGATTGTTTCTTTGCTATAAACACCCTTCGCAGCACTCTGCATCTCATAGAGCTTTTGTTTTGCGGCGTCGAGCTGTGCGCCCATCTCCTTTGCCTGTTCTGCCAGCGCATTTCTGCCGCTGCCCATCTCAGAAATACTCTTTTCGAGGGAATTGATCTTCTTTAAGGTGCTTTGGAGTTCCTTTTCGAGCTGCTTATTGTCAAGTGCCGTGCTGAATGTGATTGTTCCATCTGTCATGTGTTCACCTGCTCTCTGCTATTACCCTGCGCCCCACTGTTTCAGGAAATCTTTCTCCGCATCGGAATAAACCTTCCTAAAATCAACTAGTTCTTGGTTTTTGCGGTACCATTCCGCATCCTCTTTATCGAGCTTCTTTCCACGCGCCTTTTTATCGCGTATTCTGACGATTTGAGCGAAAGTACACTCAGAGCCGATTTCGTTATAGGCAGAAATAAACGTCCACCAATGCAGTCCTCCGGTGTTGTGTTCTGCGTCGTATGGAATCCCGCGAATATCCGTTCCAAGCACGCGGTTCACCGACGATGTGATGTAAGGAAAATCCTGCTCCCAGTCAACCAGTTTTGGCTTTTTCTGCTTGTCTACCGGCTCACCACATCGAATAAACCAGAAGCAGCGTTCAACAAGATCCTCGATTGCTGGATACTTCCCTTGAAGGTCTGGATAGAACATCTCGACAATGCAGACCTTTTTTTCATAATCGCTGAGTTCACGGTCATCCAAGACAGAGCAAATATCGAAAATCACACGGAAATCCGTTCTGATTTCGTATGAAGTGCCGTCAATCTCAACGGATGTCGGAAGGGTGTAATTCATCGGTTATATTTCTGATACTTGCCCATGTATTTTTGCAGACGCGGGTTTGTCGTAGCATACTCTTTCTCGGACGCATTGTCGACCGTTTCAATCACGCTCAAAATGAAGTTGCACCAGATCGGACAGCCACCCGCAAACGCATAAACATTGCAGTCTCCAAATACATCCTTACAGAAATTCTCACCGAAAATCTGATCAATCGTTTCGCGCATCTCCGCATCGCGTTTTCTTGCGATTTGGAAAAGCTCTGCGCCCTTCGCCGCGCTGGCTTCGTGCTCATACTCCGACTGTTTCTTATCCAGCGTGTCAAACGCATTAAATAGCTTTTCGACAAATGCACTGTCGGTCGGATTGAACGTGATCTCCCGGACGCCGTTTACGCAGTATGTCTTTAAGCCATTGTCAAAATTCAGGTTTTCCATAGTTTCCTCCAAATAAAATAGGGGGCATTGCGCCCCCTTTATTAAGTGTCTGCCGTGAATGTGACCACGCCAGCAGAAACGGTCGCCGTGCCGGTTGTGCGCGTACCGCCGTATGTAACGTCGATTGGCATGCCAATCGTGGAGCTGCCGCCAAGACCGGACGGCTTCACCATGCAGCTCGAATAACGCTCCGCAAATACCTTGCCGGACGTGCCAGCGTATGTATGCACGATGAGCATATCGAGGTTACACAGCTTCGCCGCGTTCTGCTCCTTGACCGCAAGGTTCCAGATTTTGAGCTGCGCCGCGTCACCCGCGTCCAATTCGCACGGATCAAAAGTCTGCGTCATGATCGGCGTTTTCATCGTCGAATAGGTGTTGCCAAGAATGTCATTCTTGGATTCGTCCTGCCAATCGTATTCAACGGAGCTGTCCTCGACGCGCTTGCCAATCGCAGACCATACCGGAGTGCTGGTTTCGCCGGTGTTCAGGTACGCAATCATCATTTTTCTCTCAATGGTCGCGCCGGAATCAGTCAGAAAAGTCATGTCTGCCATTCGTTTTTCACCTCATATTCTTTTATAAATTGCACGGAGATCTGCACCATATAGGTTGCAGTCCCTTCCTCGTCTGCCGCGTAGAGCATCCCGTTCTGCGCGGTGATTTTTTCCTCACACGGAACGTCGCCGAATACCGGTGCCTTCCGTATCACAGACTGTTCCTGCACCCACTCTTGGAGCGCGGACACCCAATCCGCGTTGATCTTTGCGGACGCTTCTTCTCCGGGTGCTTTTTCAAACACATAGTACAGTCCGAAGTTGTATTGATTCGTGACCGTCACGTTTCCCATAATGTCAGACGCCCTGCTGACCTCCACAAGACCATTTGGGAAGATACCGCCATTGGATGGTACCTTATCCGTATAGTCGATCTGAAAGTCCGTCAGGGCGTCATATTGCGGGAACGTGGCAAGCCAGTTTTTCATTTTATCCAGTGCCGTCAATGTATCTCTGCACCTCCTGAATCATCTGGCTTTTCTCTTTGGCGAGAAGCGCCCTATCCCAAAATGGGCCAGCGTCCGGGTTCTTCGTCTTGTCGTACTCCAAATCCCGATCCGTAACACGAAGAACTGTTCCTTTCTTGTACCGATACCCAACATCGGGGATGTAAGCTGGGCCTTTTCCAGTAACGGAATTGACCATCACTTTCCCGTAATACTGATACCGAGCATAAGGGGCATTGACTTCGATCTCGGTCGGAGATTTTACGAACTTTAGCTTCGTAGCGAGCGCGCCGGACTGAAACGGCATATAGCGTGTCATACGGCGACTGATCATGTTGGTCACATAGAGCTGCACCCGGCCATTGCTATCCAATCCGTGATTCTTCAAGATCTGTTGGATCGGCTGCATCTCGACCTTTACCCGTGTGCTCATCCGCCTGCCTCCACATGAACCATTTGGCCGTTCCAGTATTTTGGGTCAACGTACTTCACCACGACAAGGCCGGGAACCTTCGTCGGGATCAGAGACGCCCATTTCGTTGCTTCCTCGCCCACGCCGAGCAGAACCTTGTCTTCCGGAAACACGCACTGCTCCGAACATGGAATGACCAGCAGGAAAGAATTAGTTTCTTTGCTGCCGGTCTTGTCCACATTTTCAGTTTTCTTGAAGTCCAGAAACGCCCTGTCATACACAGTCCGCGTGACTGCGTCCCCACGCTTGTGATAGACCGTGACAGTCTGGTTGCACAGGCGGTAGTCAACCGGGTTACGCTTTGATACTCTCAGCATGACACACCTCGGTAAATGTCCAGATACCGCGACGCCGCCTTGTATAGCTGCCGATCCTGCCCCTTTTCGGACAGGTCAACGCCAAGAGCCGTAGGCGATCCATAGCTCACAGACACACTCCCAATACTGGCAGAGGAAACCGCGATGCCGTCTCCGGACAGCATTGTTTCGATTGCAGATAGCGCATCGACCATCGCGCAGATTGCCATATCCCGTGCCCCTTCTTCTGGCTCCGTCACGGTGTAGATCCGTTCATACCGGCAAAGCTGCTCGTCAGCGCGAGCAGCCAGCCGGGGGAACGATTCTTCGTCAACGACGTCGCCCATGTATTCAGACAGGTAAAATGCGTAGTTCGGCATGGGCGTCACCTCCGTTATCAGCCGCCAGTCTTAGGCTTCATGACGATGCCGTTCAGAGACGCCGCTTTCAGGGTGTTCTTCAGAACAGCACCGGCCACAAGCTCCACTTCACCGGTTTTCACCGCGCCCGGAGCGTTCATGTCCGGCATATACGAATTGATGATTCCGGTTCCGGTCGGGGAAATACCGTGGAATCCATCGAGCGCAAGGGACACAGCGTAGATGCTGGTCGTCCCTGCCGCGGACGCGGTCGGCGCAGACGTACCGACAACGTCAACGGATGCGGTGCCGTTGTAATACTTGCCGAGGTCGACAAGCGGAGTGCCGCCGAACATTTCGACCACGCGGCCAAAATCATCCTTCGTGCGCTCATAGTAGCCTGCTCGACGTGCTGCCGCGCGGACTTTGAGCAGCATGTCGCCGTTCATCAGCAGCATGGAGACATCGCCGTCGATGGCGTGAACAAGCGCGTCAAGCTGGTCAATAAAGGCGTTGCTGTTGCTGTCCAGCTTCGAGGAATCCGACAGGTCAATGTCGGTGGTAAACTCATTGCTGGTGCCATTCAGCAGCTTCCGGAGGCCGTCAAATGTGCCGGTCACAAAGCCGGTTCCGCTGGATGCGGACGTGCCATTGATGACGAGGTTGTGGAAATAGTTCGCCGTCGCCTTGATCTTCTGCTGTGCCTGAAACGCCATTTCGTCAACAGCGCCAGAGGTGTTCTGAAGAACACGGTCGACCTGGAACGAACCGCCCATGATCACGGCCTTAGCGGTCTTTTCCTCGCGCTTCGCTTCACCTGCGGTGTACTCGGTGTTGATCGCACGGACGGCGGCAGTGGACGGAGTCTTGAGCTGAATGTAACCATAGGTCAGCGTGGAACCACCGGTGCCCGGAGAAATGGCATTGTCAAACGTCATTCTGTCGAGCAGGAGAGACGATCTACGGAATTCGTCAATGATCTGCTGATCTACCTTGTCGGCCATGCCGACCTTTGCTTCTGCGAGAGTAATAGGCATAATTTAATCCCTTTCTTTCATTTCGTATTTGCGTAACGCGCCTGCATCGCGCTGCGCAGGTCATTCGGTTCCCCAGCAGGCGGGTTTTTCCCGGCTCCGTTACTATACGGAGGGGGCGTCTGTGTCTCAAAGAGATAGCTGTTGTCCTTCTTCAAGGCTTCCAGCGCCGCTTTGATGTCCGCTTCCTGATTTTTGCTTGTTCTCAATGCTTCGACGTCGAGCAGCGCGGAAATGGCTTTTGCATTCCGGCCCTTTGCGGCCGTGATCGCGTCCTTGACGCGGCCATCGAAGGCCATATTGTCAAGTTTCGCCTGCCACTCCTTATCTTTGTCCGAGAGCTGGCCTTTCAGTGTGTCGATCTTCCCCTGAAGGTCTTTCACATCCACACCGTCAAAAGCTTTTAGGCCATCCTCTGCGGTTTTCAGTCGCTCCTTGATCGCTTCATAGTCCGCAAACGGCTTTTTGGCAGCTTCGATGTCTTTGCCATTCTCGTCCATGATCGCGTCAATGATCTCCTTCGGAAGCGCCTGATCGCCAACCTTGAGATTCTGCAAAAATTCACGTTTCATTGTGTGTTCCTCTCTCCGCTACGCTTTTCTAACGGGGGTCGCACCCCCTCGCGGTCGTTCGTTTTACGACATCCCGGTCAAAATTGTATGAAAAAAGCACGGCTTCCCGTGCTTCAATCACTTTATTGATTTTCGGTAGATTTCCGCTCGCGCATCCTGTGTCCGAAGTCCAGCGGCTTTAGAGAATCTCCGGTATTCCTGATTGAGAACTTGCAGCTTGATTTGATCCTGCTGCTTTTTCTCCTGATCTCCGGTCGCTTCGTCCGCAAGGATTCGCCGCTTCTGGCGGCGCATGGAGGCTTCTAAGCGGCGTTGCCGCTGGGTGGCCTCATACATGGTGTAGTGCTTTCCGGCGTAGTCGATGCCGTGCTCGTTGTCCAGCCGATACTTTTCAAGTTCTTCCTTCGTGTATTGCGGAGGCGTGACGCCGAGGATAATAGGAAATGCAGCGTGGCCGCAGTTCAGCGTGCCAATGCGGCGGACAAGGCTGTTGTTGAGCGTTTCATATTCCTCGTCGCTATACTGCTTGCCCTGAATCGGTTCGTGGTCGGGTGCGCTGGCTGCATGGGCACTGATCTCCCAGCCATTGGCCCCGAGGTCGTCATGTGTCTGACTGGAAATCCGCTCCTGCATCAAGCCAAGACCACCCATCACAGAACGCCGCACGGCCGCTTCAAGGCTTGTGTGGATGCCTGACTGATAATCAATCGTCTGGATGCCTTTCTCTGCGAGGTTCTTCACCGCAAGCCTGACGGCGGTGTTATAATCCGACGCGCCGGTTGCAACCTGAGAAAACGCGAAATCCATGCTGTTTCTATATGCCTGTTGCAGCGGGAGCGCCCGCCCGTACGGGTCAACCATGCCGATTGTTTGCGTGATATTCGTGAAGTCATCCTGTGCCAGCTTCACTGCCGCAGACACGATCTCCTGCAACACATGATTCTCTGCAAATGGTATTGCATCAGCGGTCGGAAGCGCTTTTAGGTCGAACCGGTAGCCAACCTCCGCGCTCTGTGTCAGGAGCTTTTTGATCTCGTCATTCGAGACACCAAGCAACTTTTTCAGGCGTTTTTTGATTTCGGCCTGACTAAGCCCTATCTGCTGTGCAGCCCATATCTGATATTGAGCAGTGGATGTAAATTGCCCAGCCTTTGCGATCCGCTCCGCGATGTCTCGAATGAGATAATCGTTGATAGGGTCTGTCAGTCTTTCGGCATAATCACGAAGCACCGCAATCTGTTCAGCAGTAAGCATTATTCTTCGTCGACCTCGTCAACTTCTGGCATGAACTCTTTGCGGATCTTCGCCCGGTCTGCTTCCGTATCACACGGAAGATCATAATACCAGCCGAGATAACGTTCCGGGGCCAGCAAGCCAGCCTGAACCTGAGACATCATCTCGGAGTTGGTCTTGTTCTCGTCGTAGAGAATACCATTGCCATAGGAAATCGAAATGTCATCCGGCTCAATCGGAGCGCCGCTGTAAAGGCCGTACATTTTCCCGAGAACAGAACAGACACGTAATGCTTCATTGACCGCAGCCGTCCACATCTCCTGAAGATCTTTGATTGTCAGGTTGTAGTCACCAGCGCTGGACGTGATCTCCGTTGCGGTTCTCTCTGCGGCCTCGACTTCAGAGAGGATGCCGCGCTTCATGCCGATGATGTTCTCGATGTTTCTGAGATATTCTGTCTTTCTCGCAAGGAATGACTGTTCCCGGAACTCCGGGGAGAAAATCGTGATACCAACGCTGTCCGGATCATCGTCCAGCGCTGTAAACACCTTATCATCAAAAGCTCTATTGCCGTTACGGTCGCGCTTCATCATGTCGGCCGACACAATGATCCGAGACTGTCCGCGTTCGAACTCGCCGTTGATCTGCGCCTCGTTGATGTTGATAAGATGGATCAGTCCAGCAGCCGGAGCATACACCGACGCTCCATCAGGAGAGCCATCCACGCAATTCACAAGCGGGATTCTCACATGAACCAATCCAGTGGAATAAACCGGCTCCTGATACACGATTTCCGGCATAAGCTGTTCATACTTCGGCAGCTCCGATAGCGGGACTTCAACACCGAGCGTCGCATTGTCGGACGCCTTAAACAGTTTGTTTTCGATTTTCAGATAGCCGTTGTGGTCAACAGAGCGGCGTTCCAAAAGCGTATAGGTGTATCTCCCGACAACCGTCTTTTCCGCTGTCCCAACGTCTGTGATATTGTCCATTTCATCTCGGCCAAGCACAACATAATTTCGCCGGTCGATGGTTCGGAACGCAAACACGCCGTTTACAATGATTGGCTTTATAAAACACTCGCCGCCGACCATCGCTTTTTGTACGGCCTGTTTCCGTTCCCGGTTCAGCGCAGAAAGGATTGATTCGGCGAACTCATCGGAAGCGTCCGTCTCGTATTCGGAGAACATCGTCTTTGACAACTTCGATACGATGGTGACGGGGAGCCGCTGGCATGGATCTTCGCCTTCTACCGGAACGCTCTGATAATATAGGTTGAACCAGTCATTGATTGCGCCCCTCATGGCATTGGTTGTTGTGTCCTCTACACCGAACGCCTGTGCAAAGTTATATACGCGATTATCAAAAAGCGCAGCCGCAATGCTCATCTATCCGTCACCTCATTCCGAATCGTGATTTTCTGGTATCGCAAGGCTGATTCCATCCCGTCAATATAGGCGTTGAGCCTGTCATTCTTCGCCTGAAGCTCTGCGATCTTATTTGCAAGCCGCTTGTTTTCTTCAAGCAGCTCGTTCCGGCAATATGTAGGCAGGAACTTTTCAATCAGCCATCTCTTGAACTTCTTCATCTTCTCTCCTGTCGAGCTTGTAATATCTCCGCAATACTGTATTGCACATGTAGCGTGTGTCATCCATCGCGTGATCTGACTCTTTTATGACCTGGTCGCTGTTTTTCTCATCGTCCCAGCGATACAGGCCAAATTCCCGAATTGCGTCTTTGCAGCTCCGATGTACTTTTAGTTTCCCATTTTTCAGAAGCCGCCCAGTGACACGAATACCGTCAAGCACGTCGTTATTCGCCTTTCTTACAGAAAAGCCGGAGCGGCGGCGCAGCGACGTGATGAACGATGCTGCGGATGGGTCAACGATCACTGCCCGGATATATCGATCTCCGGCCAGCTTTTCAACCTCATCGCAGTATTCCTCGTCGGTCTTTTGCACCTTCATGTCGCGTCCGCTGTAATAATACTCCGCAATGCGAACCGCTTTATCTTCATTCACGCACCACAGGCCAGCAGAAAACGGGTTGAGCGTGCCATAGTCAATGCTGATGTAATACTCGCCGCTTTCCGGAATCTCATCTGTGATATTATCTTCTCCAAACTGATAGACAAGGCCCTCCGCGATACACCGCTCACCGAGGATGTCCCGGCGATACCAAATACTGCCCGCGTCGTACTGTGCTTCGATCTCCGCCAACCGCTGCGGCGTGATCGTCGCATTGTCCCGGATGGTGAAATGCCGGTAGTTGTACCGCGCCCCCATGCTCTCTGGGAATTTATCGATGTAGTGCTCATATATCCAGTGGCCGGGTGCCGATGGGTTCAAATCCCAAAACACCCGCCGAACCCGCGCCGCGAGCTGACGGTTAAATGCTTCCTTGATCGTGTCCTCATGGTGAAGGTTGATCTCGGTTGCTATCCACATCCCATAGGAGTTGCCGCGAATCTTCTTGAAGCTGTCCGCTTTCGCGCCGCCCGCGAATATCACGACGTAATCCCGCTTATGTGAGCGGATAACCAGTGCTTCATTTCCCTTATACTTCGTCCACCGGCAGCGGCCACGGAAAAGATACTCCAATCCGTAGCCGTTCGCGTCCCCGATATTCAGTTTCGCGTTTGCCGCTGTGGAACCTGTCGCAAGGTGGATGCGGTCAGGCGTCCCTTTCTCGATCAAATAGGCAAATGCCGCAATGTTGTCGATGGTCTTACCGGCACGGACAGCGCCCTCCGCTACGGAAATCGTCGCCCGCGTCGCCGCCGCGATATATGCCTTATGCTTCGCGCCGAACTTCGGTTGAAGGGTCTGCGTAATCATTCCATACCAGCTTCCGCCAGATACGCGGAAGTGTCCTCCATGTCAACCGATTCCTCTGGGTTGTCCTTCTGGCCGAGATACTGCTTCCCGAGCCAGATTGCCATGTTTGCATTTTTCTCCGCCAGTCTCCACTGGCTTCTTCTGAGCGATATTTTCCCGGCCCCGCGCTTTTGTTTGAAAACTTCGTAAAAAACAGCACCATAGGTGCGTTTGCACCATGCCTCAAGCGTTTTATCTGCTACACCGAACCAGCCGCAGATTTCCTCAAGCGTGCATTGCAGGCCGCATAGATTCTCGAACTGCTTTTGATCTATTTCCTTTTTCGGCCTTGCCATATACGCCCTCCTTCCTTCGCTGGCGTTTGATGAATTTCTCCATGTCCCGCTTTAAGTACGGGCTGTTTGTCTTATCAATGATCGCCTGCGCTTCTTCAATCGTCATGGAGCAATACCGCCTTTTCTCCTGTGAATTTCTCCCACCGATCAATAATGACATCGGCATACTTCGGATCAAACTCCATGCAATATGCGTGTCTCCCGTTCTGCTCTGCTGCCATGATCGTTGTGCCAGAACCAGCAAATAGGTCAAGAACATTCTCGCCCGGTTTGCTCGAGCACTGCATCTGATAGTCAAACAGCTTAATCGGTTTCATGGTCGGATGCTCTGCTGGTCTCACTGGCTTATCGAAATTGAGAACAGTGGTCTGCCTGCGGTTTTTGAAGAAGTAATGCTTATGGCCTTCCGTCCATCCATACAAGCACGGCTCGTGCTCGTCCTCTTCAATCTCGCTCTCGCCATAGAGACAAGGTTCATGTTTCCATTGGTAGTCCTGTCTCCCCATGACCATGCTGTTTTTTACCCAAATCAAACACTGCCTTACTCGGAGCATTGCGTCTCTGCACGCCCAACGGAAGTTATACCCCTCGGAATCAGCGTGCCAGATGTAGAACGGAGCACCCGGCTTCATTACCATTGCCGCATTTGAGAATGCGTCTGTGAGGAACCGTCTAAAAGCTGAATCCTCCATGTTATCGTTTATGATCTTGCCAGCGGTTCCCTTGTAGTCCACATTGTAGGGAGGATCAGTGAGCAGCAAGTCCATCTGCACCCCCCCTACGAGCTTTTGTACGTCCGTCAAGGACGTACTATCTCCGCACATCAAGCGATGGTTCCCGAGTTGGTATACATCACCAATCTTGCTTTTTGCCTCCGCAGGAAGAACAGGATCATAATCGTCCTCAATAACAGAGTGGTTTAGCTCGTCGCGAAGTCCCCAGTCAAAGTCAAAAGCCGACAGGTCGAGTCCCGGCAGCTCCTCGGCCAGCAAATCAAAGTCCCAATCGCTTTCGTTGCTCTTGTTGTCCACCAGCCGCAGGGCGTTCACTTGTTCCGGTGTCAAATCGTCCATACTGACACACGGCACCTCATCCATGCCGAGCTTCTTTGCCGCAAGCGCGCGGCAGTGGCCGATGATAATCACATCGTCGCGGTCTACCACGATCGGCTGCACAAATCCATACTGCCGGATGCTCTCAGCTACATTGGCGATTTGCTTTTTGTCGTGCTTTTTCGCGTTCCCCGGATATGGGGTGAGTTCAGATAATTTCCTGTTTTGTACGTTCATTTTTAACACCACTCTTTTTCAGCTCGACATCGTTACCAAGTCTGCCGCATATATCACACGGCTCCTTAAATCTGTTCTTTGTCCGTATAACAGAATAGCCAGCAGATATATAATCCTGCTGGCATCTATAACACAGTGTCCGAATATCTCTCATATCAAAGGTTGAGAGCTACGGAAACGACACTCCGTAGCTCTCATGATGGAGGAATGAATCATCTGTTTGTTTTGGCATTATAATCATAAACCATATCTGATAGGACATTCAAGGACATACTAGGACACGTTTTCTCGAATCAACAGGTTTTCATCCACTTTCCGAAGCGCAATACCATGCAGCCGCGTGACTTGCCTATACGAATAATTCAGGCTGTCTGCAATTTGTTGAAAATTCCATCCTCGAATGTACCGGCGGCGTAGGATTCTTTTGAGTTCGATTTCATCCACCGAAGCGACCGCCCGTTCGATGCTGTGCTTCAACCCCTCCATGCGCCCCAATCGCTCTGCACAACTATCTTTGATCTCAAGAATCTTTGCAACCACGCTGTTCAGTTTATCTGAGGAACCGCCCCCCGGCGTGCCGCTATAACTCGCCGTTACCTTTCCAGCGATTGTATACCATTCTTCAAGGTCATGCAGAAGATCTTCAATTTCATCGCAGATATAGAGATACTGGGAAAGATACTGCTTTTTCTCTTGACTTGTCACTTAATCGCCTCCATCTTGCTTGCCGGACATGAGAATAATCAGTTCAACCATCTTCCCGGTCAGGTTCGCGGCAACATCCACCGAAATATCATTCGCCAAAAGCGTATTGAAAAAACTTGCGACGCTTTCTGCGAGTGCATTCATCGAATCCACCATCTTACAGTTTTCTATCATCCTTTTCATCCTCCTCTAAGCATTCCTCGCACGGCAACGGCCCATTCTCATCCGAATCCAGAAACTGTTCGTAGAGATCGCACCACCACGCGATGCAGAATTCACAGCTATTACAGTTCTTCATCTTGTTGCTGCTTCTGATCCGTTTTGCCAGCTTTTCCATGCTGCTCCTCCTTCTTGCTCGCTATTTTTACCGCTCCAAAAAGCATGATGTACGCATTGATCTGCTCGTCCGTCTCCGGTCGGAGCTGCGGAGCCATCAGCTTCCATGCCTCCATGTACGTCATGCCTGTCCCTCCTTGCACGGCTCCATTTCCGGGCACTCGTCCATAAACGCGCACGGTGGAGCCATCAGGCCGCGAAATTCCGGGCAATGATCGAGCACAAGCGTCCGCATCCTCTTGACAATCTCCTGTGTTGCCGGGTCTGCCTTGCGGCACAGGCGCTTGTTGGCGACCGTCAACAGTTCTTCCGCGTTCATGTACCAGATCATATCCACCGGCGCGTCCTGCCGCGCTGCGTTCCTGTCATAGTCGCTCTGGCGGTCGTTGCGCTGGCTTTTGATGAACGGGACCGAATGGACGTGCCGCGCAAGGTGTGTGCTGACGTAGTACGGCACGTTGTGGAGATAAAACGCGAAGTTCAGCGTCCGGATCGGACTGTGCTTCGCCCGGAGCATCCTGTGCTTCCATTCCATGTCCGGTGCTTTTCCAGAGTGCTTCCCAATCGTGACCAGCGCGCAGCTCTTGGCAAACATCCAATCTTCTTCACCCGGCCACTTCAACAGTGTAATTTCAGTGTTCATCGTTCCTCCTCATAACTCGGCGTCATCAGCCGTTCCCGGTTCTCGCGAATCAGCTTCTCCGCTTCCCGCAGCGACACCGGCGAATAATCCAGCTCACACCCGATCGCCGGTTCCACAAATCCGTCATGCGTTCCGTATGTTCCGGCGTGCTGCGCAAAGTCTCCCCCGTTCGGAAACCGAACCGCCCATCCGTCGTGCAGCCGTTCCAGCCGGACGTCCATCCCGGCATCCACGCAGTACCGGTACAGTTCCAGAATCTCCCCATACTTCCGCCGAACCTTCCCCCGCTTCGCCTGCCGCATCCGCGCCCCGCACTTCGGGCAGTAAGAAAAGCTGTTTGCTCCGCAGTCAAAGCCACATACAGAGCATTTCACCAGCATTGAACCCGCGATCCCATTGTCACCCCACTTCCCATGCACCACCTTCGCAACGTCGGCAGCAGCCATATCCGCAAGCACCCGCTTTGCATTGGCAATCGTGGCGAATGGGTCAGTAACTTCCAGTGCTGTCAGCTTCGCAATTGCAATGCTTCTCAGGATATATTCTTCAGCCATTGCCATTCCCTCCATCCATGCGCGCCCCGCATCTGGGGCAGTAGTTGCCATCACGAACATGGTACGCCATTGCATACGCCTCGAGGCCGCAGCGGGAGCACTTCACAACGTCGGACTGCTCAGAACAATTATCGTGCCGACTATGTACCCACGCTCCATGCGCCACCGGCGCAACGTCGGCGGCTGGCAATGATAAAATCTCACTTGCGATGCAATCCGCCAGTCCAGTATGCCGTCCCAATGCAGATCCGTTCGCAAGCCAGTACTTTTCGGCGATTTTAACCGCATCTGTGCGCTTGATGTAATCAGTCATAATCCATATACTCCCTTCCGATTCTGTTTCGCATTTCATACGGCAGTGCAAGCAGCGGCGTGCATCTACTCAGGATCTCTGCTTTCAAAAGCCGCTCCGCCTGCCGCTTGGTCAGCTGCGGCGCTCGCTTCTTCGGCGGCAGCTCGCCTTTTGCCGCCGCAATAGCGGTCGGGTTGTGCTTATGTTGCCCCATCGGTTACCCTCCTGTTCACTGCATATGCTTTTCGAAAAAAGATGGCATCTCCGCCGCAGAACGGGCACGTCTTTAACTTATCCATCCTTCATAACCTCCGTTTCTTTCGGCACTCTGAGCAAAACCACCCGTGTTTCCCAACGCTCCATCCGTAGCTTCTCGCAATCGAAACGGCGGCAGAATACGAAACTGCGTGGTTTACCCAGTTATATGTGGCTCCGCACGAGTCGCAAGAAAAGTAAACGTTATACGCCATCCTTCTTGCCCTCCTCGGTCGGTTTTAGCCATTCACGAATGCGCATCCCGCATGAACAGCAAAGCTCGACGTCTTCCGTGTTTTCGCAATATGCGCCCCTTACGTTTGCATACGTTGCCGAACTTGTAGGGTTTATTTCGGCTCCGCATCGGTCGCAGATTCTTTTTACCATCATTTACCCTCCGAATCGCTCTTTTCCTCAAATTCGCCGCACATGATGTTCTCCGGGCGTTTTTTTGCGATGATCTTGCGTTGAGTTTTATTCGTGATACGGCAGCGCAAACCGGCATAAATGCCATATTCACAGCCAGCCTCGATTCCATCGCCAGCCTCGATGCCCCAGCCAGCCTCGATGCCATAGCGAGCCTTGATGCCATAGCAAGCCTTGATGCCATAGCGAGCCTTGATGCCACCGCCAACCTCGATGCCATTGCCAGCATTGACACCTCTAGCCTCGATGCCACCTCCAGCCTCGATGCCCCAGCCAGCCTTGATGCCATCGCCAGCCTTGATGCCATAGC